TTCGCCGCCAACAACTTGAACAGTTATGTTTTTGATTGCGTATCTGTCTTTGGTCCATTGGGGATAATTGATTGGGTCACAGACTTTACCTTCTTTGAGATTGAAGGTTTTTAATAACATTGATGTTGGACCGCCACCAATATCTAGGATTCTTTTGTCACCGGCATCGTAAGAAAAATAACTTCCGGTCAGTCCCATTAAATTGCCATATATGTAATGTTTTTGGTCTTCACCAAACGTATTGGTGCAATCACCCCAAAAACTCATTTCAAATTCTAAATCTTCCATAATATCTCCAATGATTAAATTACTCCATTATATATCTTTTACATTTAAAGGTGTGTTCCGTCTAAGACGATACTCATTATTTAATTTCCACCGCAGATAGTCGTGTTGTTAAATTTTCTATCATTGCTTGTTGTTCTTGTATTGCTTTAATCAATACAGGAATAATTTCTTGATAATTTAAACTAAGCGGATTTAATTTACCATCATCATCCATTTCTTTTTCAGGCACATCAACAACTTCTGGCAATGTTTTAATTACGTCTTGCGCTATTAATCCTGTTTTTATTGAATTAAATTCATCAGATTTCATTGAATAAAATACTGTCCGCCAATCTTTAATTATTTCATTGGCGTTAGTAATTTCACCAGTAATGTTTTTAACTCGTTCATCTGATACAGCTAGCCAAGATGTTCCATTCCACGCAAGCCTTATGTTTGCTGAACCAAATCCAGGGTTTCCAATAGTAAAATAATTACCGGGCTGACCATAAACTCCTGGACCAATAGCCCATATATATTGATTTCCATGTGTAGAAGTTGGTGATGTACCAAAGGATGTTACGCTTGAAATAAAACATATAGAAGCCTCTGCTGCCGTACCAGAACCGGGATTCCCAATTTGCATTGAACAATAATTAGAATCTTGTGTATTTATAATGAATTTGCCTGTTGCACCACCGTTTCCAACTTGTAAAAGTCCAGCACTATAGTTACTTGTTGTTGTCCCCACCAACATATTCCCACTAGCACTAATACGCATACGTTCCGCGGAATTTGTTTGAAAAACTAAAGGGTGATTAGTATTAACACTTAATACTCCAACAGATGCTCCATCAGCTAACATTTCTACAATAACACCACCTGAATCTGAAGATTGTGACCTGTGCCGATTATCTGCACCAGCGCCATAAGCATGGAATTTTGCAGTTGGAGTTGTTGTGCCCACACCTAAAGCCCCACTAGTAGCTAGGCGCATACATTCCGTAGTTCCAGTGTACCAACGATGATAATTAATGCTATTAGACCCTGAAGTTCTAACTATTTCATACGCAGTTTGCTCTGTAGTGATTGCGTCATTGACTGTCTGTATTTGAAACTCTAAAGTATCTCTTGAAGCAGTCCTCCATGTGGTACTGTTAGCAGGTGCAGCCGTGGCTTTATAAATAAATTGAGGGTATCTAACTCCTTTTAAAGTTAAAGACCTTGCATCTGCTCCTCCTGGTGCTGGTGGAGAAGTTTCTCCAATACCTAGGTTGCCAGCATTGCTTAATGTCATTGCTGTAGTCCAACTAAATGATGCGTTTGCTGTGCCTGATGGTGCTACATTCCAATCAAATTGACCGCTTCCTGTAGTAAATAGCGTAGCTGCACCGTTACTTTTGTAAAAATTGGCACTGCCATTAAAATAAGAGTTAGTCCATATTGCGCCACCATTTGTTACGTTGCCATTAAAAGCAATAGTTCCTTGAACTGAGCCACCAAACTCTAATGTTGGTCTTCCACTAGCCCAAACACTCGGAGTTATAGCTATACCTAGGTTGCCTGATGAGTCTAGTATCATTGATGTTATTAATGAAGCCACATTTCCTGCTGTTCCTGCTACTGCTCTATCCCAATAATGCGTCCCAGCAGTTAAGGTGTACAAAGACGGGGGTTGCCCTGTTTGAGAGTAAATCCAATCAGTTCCATTAAAGGTTGCATTATTTGTAATAACTAAATGATTAGAAGCATAGCTATATAGTGCGCTACCTGTACTGCCTATTTCAATTGCTTTTGTCCCTGTTTTCCAAACACTAGGAGTTACACCTAAACCTAGGTTGCCTGATGAGTCTAGGCGCATACGTTCTGTACCGCTAGTACTAAATACCATAGGAGATGCTTGTCCAGAATATATAAAGCCATTACCAGACCCATCTACACCAAACTCCCAATTTGTTGACAAAGTAGAATTTCTAGCAATAAATTCAGCAGTTCCTGCATTTGCAATTCTAGCAATTGACCCAACTATATCTAATTTTACCGTAGGACTAGCAGTACCAATACCCAAACTAGTAGTATTAGCATTCCAAGCAAAGCTTGATGTAGAAACTTTAGGTGTTTGGTTGGAACCAGCCGCATCAACCATAACAGGATAAAGCGTTGCTGTTGAAGTATCATTTGTGGCATTGATTGCTGTCGATGGGCCAGATGCACCGGTAACACCTGTAGGACCTGTTGGTCCTGTAAGACCTGTGGCGCCTGTAGCCCCAGTGGGTCCAGTAGTGCCAGTGGGCCCTGTAGCACCCGTTGGTCCTGTTGGTCCAGTGGCGCCAGTTGGACCTGTGACACCGGTGGGTCCTGTAGCTCCAGTGGGCCCGGTTGCACCAGCAAAAGATGAGGTTAATAAATCACTAAGAGTTGTTGACATTTTGAATCCAAAAAATGTTTATTGATATATTTATGCTAACACCATTTCGGGCCATCAAACCAACAGGCTAAACTATACCGAGTGCCTTTGGTGACCATGGTGGCTTGGTGTTCTAAGAATGAGGGAAAGAAAAATGCAGTACCTTGTGTTCTAACATCTTGAGCATTTGGATACTCAGTTAGACCAAATAATTCTAGGTTACCACCTTCGTATGTTGATGGGTCTGTTAGTTGAACCACCGCAGTAACCTTGCGATGATAATGTGGGTCATTGTTCATCCAAAATACATCATTGTGTTTCTTGTATTCACCTTGATAAGACTCATCGTATTCGGCTAATTGAATGTATGAAATTTTGGTGATATTGAATTTAAACCAATCATTGTTTGCCTGAATGGCCATTTTCCACATAGCATCAAAAAGAAAAGTAAAGTTTGGGTCAGATTGTTGAATGAACCGTATCTTACTTCTACGGTGTTCAGACATTTTGACTTCACCACCGACACCCATTGTTGCATCTTGTGCTGGTAATTTTAAACCAAGTTTTAAGATTTTATCACACACATCTGGAGTGAAATACTCCTTATAAAAACACCACTCACCTTTCATAGCAATTCCTCACTTGTTCATTAAAATATCAATCTTCCTATTTAACTCTTTAACTAATTCTTTTAGCGCAACAAGTTCTTTGGCTAGTTCAACCGAGGATGCTAAGGCGGCATTGCCATATGCGACAGCTAAGAATCCTTCGCCGTCTTCCACTACAGCTTCTGGAAGTAGTTTTTGTAGTGACTGTGCGGATACGCCGACTTGGGAGACATCGAAGTCGATTCTTTCGTACACGCCAGATTTTACTTCAGCTAATAGTTCTACAAAATTATCTGCAACAGGTCGCCAGTTTTTCTTTTTACGTTCATCAGAATACGCAGTAACATTTAGAGTAGCGGTAGCATTACCACTGGAATCCACCATGAATGACCATGCTCCGCCAGGAGTTAAGAATCCAATATTACTACTAGTATCTGCGTGAATTGAACCTCGTATGGTGGTTTCATGATTACCAAAAAAGTCTAGATATATATTACTAGAAGTGCCATTGCCTGTAATACCCCATCGATTACCACCCCTAGAATAGAAGTGATTGCCATTAGCTTGATTGTATAATCCAGTATTGCTGTTATTATTCCTAAGCCAACTACCTGCATATACATCAGTAACATTAATGGTAGGCGAGCCTGATAATCCACCTGCTGTTCCTGTAACAGAAATTCCCCAAGAACCCGATGCACCTGAACCTGTTAGTGACGGAGAATAAGATGTATAATTCTCAGTTGTTAAGAATGTATAAGGCCCTTTAGAGGTACCACCCTCCAATCTTGAATATTGCGGCGCACCCCAAAATGGCAGTATTAATGTTTGATTGTAATAAGTAGCACCATTTCCGTGATTACTTATTAAATAACTAGCCCATCCTCCAGTATAACCAGCAAAGGCACTAGAAGATTGATAATATGTATGGGTGCCATCGCCGTAACCGGTAGAACTCATTGCGGTGGAATTTGAATTTGAAACCCCTGTAGCACCCGTTGGTCCTGTGGGTCCTGTCGCACCGGTAGCACCGGTTGGACCAGTAGCACCCGTTGGACCAGTAGAACCCGATGGTCCTGTTGCAGCAGTAGGACCAGTAGCACCTGTAGGTCCTGTAGGTCCTGTGGACCCTGTCGGTCCGGTTGGACCAGTAACACCAGTGACACCTGTTGGGCCAGTAGCGCCGGTAGGTCCTGTGGATCCTGTAGGTCCTGTGGACCCTGTCGGTCCGGTTGGACCAGTAACACCAGTGACACCTGTTGGGCCAGTAGCACCTGTAGGTCCTGTGGACCCTGTGGGTCCGGTTGGACCAGTAACACCAGTGACACCTGTTGGGCCAGTAGCACCTGTTGGACCAATATCTCCAGTTATACCAATTGGACCAGTTGGTCCAGTAACTCCTGTGGCCCCAGTATAGTTCGTGGTTAATAATGTTTTTATATTTATTGACATTTTACTAATTTACCATTGTAATTACTAACACATATTTTTAGCACTATAAACTCAAACATCATGTTGTTACGTAATAAGTTATCCGAATGCAAATTTAAAATAATTGTATATTAACCCAATAAGGCTAACACAACAAAACCAACGACACCACCAATAACAGTAGCAACCCAATCCCAAAAGTCTGGAGTGTGAATGTCTTTATGCAGGTGGTCATATATTTCCTTAAGTAAAGCAACAACAGCCACCACTAAAATAGAGTGAACTCCAATAAACGGTGTAATCAATGCTGCTATGACTAGACCCCCAATAAAGTGCATTTGCTTATCCGCCGGTACTTTACAAGGCACATACAGTTTAGATAAAAAAGCGTTTACTTTCGCTATCAGGTTTTCCATACCATTCCTTTTTGATTAATTAGACCGTTATACCCTTTAACTCTTCTAGTGTAGTAACTGTATCTACTTGTTTAGTAATATCACGCAAGCGTTGTTTCTCAGCTACTACTTCTGTAGTTGGCCTTCCTTCTTCTAGTGCTCGTTGAAAAGCAATATCTAAGGCAGGCATTAAGGGCGCTCGTTCTTCCCGTAATCTTTGTTTAGTAATCTCTTTAGCTTTATCAAAGTTAATAACAATCATTCTTCATACTCCCACGCATTACGAAAGGTCCTGTCTTCTGGAATATCCGACACATCTACAATTTTAAATGGGACTCCAGCAGGTACGTCTTTTTCTGCTAGTTCTTCTATTGTATGTGTTTCTAGATATTCAGGGGCAGGTACAATTACTGCAACCCCGCCGTCTTCTGTTTTATATATAATTCTTTGCATATTTTGTCCTATCTAAAAATAGATACCATAGCCCATTGCGGGTCTAGAACGCCGCCTGCATCGTGGCAGGTAAATACCGCCTGAGCTGTGGTAGTAGGGTTGGTTAGGTATCCTGATATCTCATTAGGCATTAATGCAGCTTGGCCCCTTCCTGAAATTGCAGAGCAGCATCCAACGCAGTTATAGTTAGTATCAGGCATTGCATTGGTAAAGTTTACTGTGTATCTTCCAGTGCCGTTATCCGTAATAGAGCTAACATTACCACTTGCCCTAATAGCAACTGTGCCTTGTCCGTTAAAGTTTACCCAAGCCCTTGCTGAGTAAGATGGTGCAGAACCTGATGCAGTTGATAGTGCCGTTGCTGAACCTGCTGTGTCTGCATATCCAGCCGCAGTTTTAGTCCATGCCCCCCAAGATGTTACTTCTTTATATCTAATCCATTGATAAGGATTTGTTGTGTTTCGCAAAATGGCAGTTTGCATTGCATATTGCGAATAAGCATAATCATTTCCAAGCCCAACAGAATTAGTATAAAACTGACCACTTTGCGGAACATCGCCAGCCGCAGAATTTTGCATAAACCAAACACCAAAATCAGGTATAGCACCAAAAGATTGATAAGTGCCGTGATTTTGTCCGCTATTGTTCCACATTTGAACTTTAGTAAGGCTATTTAATTGGCTTGCATTTGTAGCCGTTGCCGCGTTGCCTGTTACGTTAATGCCCCAAGTGCCTGAAGCCCCTGTTCCAGTTAGCGTTGGTGTGTATGAATTATAGTTTCCTGAATCTAAAAATTTATACCAAGTAGACCATGTTGTTAATGCACCACTACTTCCACGATGCCATACATTATTATTATCAGTAAATCCTAATTCAGCAGAACCGCCACCAGTAGCATCTGACCATTGTTGAATTTGCATAATGCCATGATGTGACCCACCATCACTTAACCCATCTGTGGAATTATTCATGAAAGCGGCATTAACACCCATTCCAAAATAAGCAGGGGTTAATGCAGTAGAACGCAAATCTTGAACTTGCAATTTAGGCGAGAAATCGGACGTTCCGGATGGCCCAGTAGGTCCTGTAGGGCCAGTGACACCTGTTGGACCAGTAGGTCCAGACGGACCTGTAGACCCTGTTGGTCCAGTAGGACCTGTAGACCCTGTTGGTCCAGACGGACCTGTAGACCCTGTTGGTCCAGTAGGCCCAGTTACGCCAGTCGGACCAATAGCGCCTGTTGGGCCGGTAGAGCCTGTTGGACCTGTTGGACCGGTAACACCTGTTGGTCCTGTGGGACCAGTTGTGCCAGTAAGGCCTGTAGCACCTGTTGGTCCTGTTGAACCTGTTGGTCCGATGTCACCAGTCCGAGCAAATGTTACAAAAAGGTCTTGATTGTTTGTAAAGGTTGTAGAAAAACCAGAACCATTAATATAAGCAACAGGAATCTTAACGTAAGTTGAAACGTCAGTAATTGCATTTGTAATTGAATATATGGCCCAAATTTGAGAATTGGCCTTATCGGTTACCTTTACCTGTCCTTTGACAGGAGAAGTCGAATCGTCAATAGTTCTCAAGAACGGATTTGTATTCGCTTCGGCGTCATCTAAGTAGTCCATGTAAATTATGGTTGTAGAAGATGCCGCAGAATTATTAAATGCTAAACCGCCAGTACTTGGGTCAGTATCGGTTGTTGTGGTACTAAAATGGTAATCAAATGATGCACCACCAAAGTTACCTTGAGGACCAGTTGCACCAGTAATACCCGTGGCGCCAGTGACACCAGTTGGACCTGTAGGACCAGTTGAACCGGTTGCACCTGTAGGACCGGTAGCGCCCGTAGGACCAGTAGGTCCTGTGGAACCTGAGGCGCCGGTGGGACCTGTTGGACCAGTTGAACCGGTTGCACCCGTAGGACCGGTATCACCCGTAGGACCAGTGGGACCTGTAGAACCGGTTGTTCCAGAAGCTCCAGTGGGTCCTGTTGGTCCTGTTGGTCCTGTTGGTCCTGTTGGTCCAGTAACACCAACATCACCTGTAGCCCCAGTAAGACCAGTAGCACCTGTTGGACCGGTAGCCCCGGTTGGTCCTGTTGAACCAACCGGTCCTGTAGAACCAATGGGACCAGTAGCACCGGTTACACCGATTGGTCCTATAATACCACTGCCCGATATGTCACTTTGATATTGTGTCATTTCCTAATAGTCCGTTTTTATTATTGTTCTTAATGTATTATTTATGTCGTTATGCCTCAGATACTAATTCGGAGTTCCAAGGTAGAACTGGTCTAATAATAGGCGGATTTTTTAAATTTTGAATTTGTTGTTCTACAGCAGCTTCAACAACTTCTTTGTCCACACCATTAGCCCAAATCCAACCTAGGACTTGTTCTTTGGTTAAGTCAGCATAAGGTGTATATGGAGAATCAACGTCCAACGTTACACCTGTTGTTGAATATACGGAGTTTGAAAAATCTCCATCTATACCAACACATTGCCAATGAATTGTAGAAACTACATTAGTTTGTCCTTCATGTTCAGGATAGCAGTCTAATTGTGAAATGTTCCATGTATATGTTGTTGCCATTTTATTTTTCCTTTAAGTTAATGTTTAATTAATATGATATTTGTCCACCCGGATCGTATGTTAAACTAATTGGATTGATTTTTAATTGCATTTGTATAGTAGCACTACTACTAAACGTAAATGTGAAATTAGCCAAACTGTTATACGGATCCGGTTTAGTCATTGTACATGCTGTTACCAATCTACCACCATATTTTGTATTGTTGTCGCCACTGGAAGAAAACACAGGTGTATATGTTCTGCCGTTTTGGTCAGCAAAATCACAAACAAATCGGCCGTGCCATATTCCCCATGAATGAGAGGCATTATATGCAGCATAAGTCATAGTCACATCAAATACTACACCCCAGTCACGGTTGCCTCCTACATCTACATTGGAAATAGTAAATGATGAGGCCGCAGCATCGCCATATAAAGTATATACAACAGAAGGTTTAAGATTATTGGATTCAATTTGGCCGGATACTGTTAATTTACCGGCCGAGTCAATACGCATACGTTCTGCGCCGTTGTTTGTAAAAGCAGTATAGCCACCTGCAACAACAGCTAAATCGCCATTAGTTTCTACTCGTTGAAAACCAAATCCTAAATTTACAGTCCTATTAGCTGAATAAACTCTTGAATACAAAGAAGTTCCTGAGTTGTCTGTTCCTGTAATATCAAGTCTAGCAGCAGGACTAGCAGTACCAATCCCTAAATTCCCACTAGCATCTAGGCGCATACGTTCCGTATTTGAGGTATCAAAACTAATTGCATTTATAAGTGAATCACCCCTAGCACTTCCGCCAAGAAATATTTGTCCTCCACCTGTATTGCCTGTTACTTGTGCTCTAAGCAGCAGATGACCGCCAACACCAAAAGTACTAGCAATAGCTGTATTAGAAGGATCAAAACTAAACCCAGCTGTACCAGTATCATTAATTTGAAATTTTACAGCAGGACTAGTTGTGCCAATGCCAACGTTACCAGAAGCATCAATACGCATACGTTCCGAACCATTGGTTCCAATTAATAATGGATATGCACCATAACCAAATACAAAATTTTGACTTGAGTTATTTACACCAACATCTAATTTTTGGTTTGTTCCTGAAGAATTTTCAAATCTTCCAAATGAAGAACCCGATGAATCGGTAACGTGTAATTTTGAGGCTGGATTGTTTGTACCAATTCCTAGATATCCACTAGCATTAAGGCGCATCCGTTCCAAGTTATTAACACTATCATACCAATATAAATTATTATTTCCCACATTACCAATATCAACACCCATAGCCCATTTAGAAGAACCACTGTTTTGAAATATAATTTCTGATTTCCATTTACCACTGTCGGTATTATTTAAATATAGGGTAGGAACACCAGTTGTATTACCTAAAACTACATTACCAGAAACTTCCAATTTAGTACCATTGGAAGTTTTACCAATCCCTACGTTACCTGAAGAGTCTAAAAACAATGCACCGTTGTTGAGTGAAAATGCTCTTAACCCGATTCCAGTTTGATAAGATGAAAGTGTGACTATTTGATTTGTGGAGTCTGTGGTGATTCTTAATTCATTTCCATTAGTAGTTAAAGTTGTACCTATTCTTACCCCCGCTGTGCCAGAATTATAGGTGTTATTAGCATTAGGAGTGCCTAAAATGGATAGTTTGTTTGTAGGACTAGCAGTACCAATTCCCAAATAAGAATTGGTATCATCAAATGTCAAGTTAGCACTATCAGCTAATAGCCCACCTGTAGACGCATAAGTAACACGACCCGATGTTAATCCAGTTACCGTTAAAGCTGTTACTGATTCCGTTAAAGCGCCAGAAGCTCCGGTGGCACCAGTGGGTCCAGTTGAACCTGTGACACCAGTGGGACCAGTAGAACCTGTGGGCCCTGTAGCACCAGTTGGTCCTGTTGGTCCAGTGGCACCAACCACACCTGTATCACCAGTAGCTCCAGTGGGTCCTGTAGTGCCAGTGGGTCCTGTATCCCCAGTGGGACCAGTAGAACCTGTGGGCCCTGTAGCACCAGTTGGTCCTGTTGGTCCAGTGGCGCCAGTTGGACCTGTGACACCAGTGGGTCCAGTTGAACCTGTGGGGCCTGTGGCTCCTGTGGAACCGGATAGAGATGGAATTAATAAGTTACTGAGTGTTATTGACATTTTGAGTCCAAAAAATGTTTATTGATATATTTATGCTAACACCATTTCGGGCCATCAAACCAACAGGCTAAACTATGGCAGCAACTTTAGCCTTTAATTCGTCTATCATTGCTTGTTGTTCTTGTATTGCAGCAGTTAATGTAGCAACTAAGAATGATGTATCAATACCTTGGTAAACTGGCACAGTACGAGTACCCATTACTGCCTCTACGGCTGGTGTAACTTCGTTACCTTCCTCGTCTAATACAGCAGGAATAGCTGGGCTAATTTCGTATTCTTGTTCTTCTGTAGCGTCTTTCTCGCCAGTAACACAATCAGGCACTACTTCAGCTAGTTCATGAGCAATAAAACCTTGACCATCAGAGCCATCTGCTTTCCAATTATAAGTTACTGGTTTAAGTGCAGATACGGTATCTAACGCACCTGTCATAGGTACTACATTTTCTTTTAAACGATAATCTGATGAGGTTACATAGGAAGTTGCTGTGGTGGTAACGCTAATAGACCCAACTGCTGTAATACTTCCCCTATTAAAACGAATAACATCACCATTGCTTGTTGTTCTTGAAAACCAACTTGGCGAATCGCTAGTTGCCCCAATTCTACCATCAGCTAAACCTAATAAACCTTGGATGCTTTCACCAGTAGTAGCAACTGTTTTGCCAACTATCAAATTCCCACTAGCATCTAGTACCATTCTGTCAGTTACGGTTGCTACATTACCAGCCGTTCCGCTAGGAGCGTTACCCCAATAATGTGCGCCACCAGATTGTTGATAGTATAAAATGTACCCGTTAGCTAGATATTTCCAACCTGAGTTATAAATAAGATTTGAAGCTAAAATAACGCCATTAGTGCCAGAGGATAACGATGCGCCTGTAGCTCCACCACCAACTTGCAATGCTGTTTGACTTGTCCAAGTGCTAGGAGTTACACCTAGACCTAGGTTGCCGCTAGTATCAATTCTTAAAGATTCAGCCCAAGCTGATGTTCCTGTTCTACGACCAACTACAAAGTTTGCTGGACCATTACCAGCAGAACCAGCTACAGCACCAAGGAAAATACCAGTTGCTCCAGCAGTACTATTGTAAGCATTAAAGGAAATAAGCGCACCGCTATTTACACCATTAGATAGTGCAGTGACGTTGGATAATGTTCCGGCTACTGTATATAGGCTATAAGAGCTGCTAGAAAGAGCATAAGCCTCACCTAATCTATCCCAATCAAGTCTTCCAGAAGGGGTAGTACCAACACCTAAATTCCCACTAGCATTTAGTGTCATTGCTTGGGTAAAGGTAATAGCGTTACCTGCTGTGCCTGATGCTGCGTTGTACCATGCGTGTTGACCGCCAGAGTTTTGGGTGTAGAAAGTCGAATATCCGTTCTGGATATAACGGTCCGTAGAACCTGAGTCAATGTACCAATTGTTGCTAAGGTACAAGTTTTGATTTGTGCGATTGGTTAACGCAGCGGTAGGCGAAAGCTGGATGCCTTTCCATGCACTATTCCAAGCACTAGGAGTTACACCAATCCCCACGTTACCTGATGAGTCTTTAATCAAATCGCCGTTGCCTACGTTTAGTGTGTCTGTGCTTGCGTCACCGAGTATGGTGTTGCCCGTTGTGGTGAGGTTTACGATGGTCTCTGTACCTGTGTTGGTAAGACCTGGTGTGGTGATGCCCGTTGTGCCGTCTAGCGTGATTGCCATGTTATGCTCCTACTTTCGCTACCTGTTCTTGATAAGCTGTTACTACATCTGGTGTCCAAGCTGCATTAGCTATTGCCACTACGTTAGCAGGTACGTCTGTTAAGTCACTCGCTGGGGCTAGGCTAGAACGGTGATAGGTTTGTGCTATCTGCTCACCATCTTTTAAAATGCGAGTAGCCTCACGGTAGAGGATAGTGCCGTTTTCTGTGACTGTGATTTGGTCAATTGTCTTTGTTTCTGTTAATGCCATTTGTGTTTCTCCTTTGTGTCCGACTACACTAATATGGTGTAGTTAAGTTGCTTGATATGTTATGCTTAACCATATTCCTGCTGCCGTGTCCATTGCTAAAACAGCAACTGTCCCTGTTCCAACTGCTTGAGAATATATAGTAGTTACTGTTGAATTTGCACCAATAATTGCACATGGCGTAGTTGAAGCTGGCATTGTCATATTTGCAAACTCAGGAACGCATAAATGCTCTATTGATGTAATATTTGCTGACGTAAACGGTAAATTAGGTATTCTAATATGCCCTGTACCTGTATGAGCTGTCCATACAACCGACACCGTGACTGTTACTAATCTGCCAACTTTTGTATAAGTTCCAGCTTGTGTGGTGTAAGTACCCGTCCCTACTACGGTAGAACCAGCAATAGTTGGCGTCCAAGTACCTTCCTCATAATCATCTAGCGTATTAGCATCTGTACTCGCTGATTGTGTAGCTGGGAATGTAATACCTGCGCCTGATGTAGATGGTGTTGCATTGCCTACTGAAACACAGTTTACAGATTGAATACCACCTGTTGATGGTATACGCATACGTTCTGCTATTGTTGTATTATTACCCGTAAATATACCAATGCCTTGTGCGCCACTTGTACCATCATCGTATCCGTATATCCCTGAATTTCCTTCAGTTCCTAAGCGAACACCCCCTTGTATATAGCCAGTTCCACTTGAAGCACATGATACTGTTGCCCCAATGTTTGTTGTCCTATCTATTGTTGTAATTGGTGTTGGGCTTGCATACACAGTAAGTTGAGATGACTGTAAAGGAGAAGTAGTCCCAACCAACAAATTCCCACTAGAGTCAATTCTCATAGCTTCCGTACCACCTTCAGCAAACGCTATGGTATCGGCAGCAGGGAAGAACATACCCGTGTTGGTATCGCCTGAGTTGGTAATGGAAGGGGCTGAGGCAGAGCCGTCTGCGAACTCTATGGTCTGTGCGCCACTATTTACAACAAGCGTGCCACTAGTTGTAGGCAGGGTTAGTACCGTTGAACCTGATACTGCTGGTGCTTGTAAGGTAACGCTACCGCTGGTATCGCCAGCTACAATTACGCTTGACATATTATTTAACTCCTTGGGGTGCTAGCCAGTTATGTGTTGATTCATCCCAAGTGTAGTTACCCTCTGTAGGCATATCTATCGGTGCCGTCCATTGGCATGTGTCTTCATCTAAAACCCAACTTGCATAAGGTTGAGGGGGGATAAACGCATCACGAACTCTGTCATATGTATACCCAATACCTGCGTAATTTTTACGAATAGTGCCGTTATACGATGTTTGCACCCATTTAGAGTAGCCACCCGACCAACGGATAAAGAAAGCCTTACCCATGTCTTCGGATTCTACACCTTCAGCGGTTAGCATCTCAATGTTGTTTAATGCGTGAACATCTATCACCACGTCGTTTTCATCTAGTTTGCAAAAATAAGCCATCTTGTAAATCCTTAGAATGTAATTGAACCTGAACCTGTCCATGAATAGACACGGTAGCCACCAGCAACGGTTATGGTAGGTGAGCCTGTGGTTGATGTTGCAGCTGCGTAAGTATCAGCATAGCGAATAATCACGATACCAGAACCGCCATTACCAGAGGTATTACTGCTTCTACCACCACCGCCACCTGAACCAGTATTTGCGGTACCGTTTCTAGTACCAGTAGGGTACCCTGACCCGCCGCCACCTGTTCCGCCCGTACCGCCAGCAGTAACTTGTTGAGTAGCGCCGCCACCACCAGCATAGGTTACTGATGAACCGCTTATAGATGAAGTAGCGCCATTACCACCATTTTTACCAGAGCCGTTTGCAGAAGCGCCACCACCGCCACCGCCAATTCTATTAGTTCCAGTACCAGCATTAGCTCCGTCAAAACCTTGACCTACAGTACCATTACCACCAGCACCGCCAGAGTTTGCACCGCCACCGCCTGAACCACCGACTCCACCAGCTTCACCAGCGTAATAACCACCGCCACCACCACCAATTGAAGTTATTGAGCCAAATACTGAATTAGAACCTCCAACACGGTTTGCTACCGTAGAACCCGCGCCGCCCGCACCAACCGTAACTGTAATGGCTGACCCTTGTGCAACAGAAAGTCCTGTAGCAGTTCTATACCCACCAGCGCCACCGCCACCGTTACCCTCATCAGAAGCCCCATCAGCACCACCAGCACCTCCGCCAGCAATTACCAAATACTCAACAGTTGGAGTAACAACCGTAGCAGTCACGCTATACCAAGCTGTACCATTGTAGTATTCCATTACGCCTAGTGTTGAGTTATACCTAACCATACCTGTTGAGGCTGTTGGTCGTTGAGCTGTTGTGCCAGTAGGTAATGTCAATGCACCTGTTGCATCAGTTCCGACCACCCCGGAAAACGTACCGGTTGTACCTGATACCGCGCCAAACCCACCACTGGCACTCAATGTACCAGTAACCGCAGCGCCTGTTGATGTAATAGCAACAATGGTTGTTGTGCCGCTTTGTAAGTTTAAGTCACCGGAGTTGTCTGCTGTGGTTACTACACCACCTATACCTGTTGTAATTGCTGCAATTGAACTAGCCATATTTTTTCCTTAAAGTACAATCCAACGCGAACCTGCCGGCACGGTTATTGCAGCGCCGCCTGCTATCGTTACTGGGCCTACTGAACTAGCACTGTAGCCTGCTGGTATTGAATAGCTTGTATTTACTGTCATGTTGTTTATCACCAAACCGTTTTCTGCAATCGGAGCTGTAACGCTTAACTCACCAGTTGATGGTTTATATAGGTATTTAGCATCTGATGTAAAAACAGTTGTCGGTGTGCCTGTTGTAGCTGCCGCAAACATCGGATAAAGTTGAGTGGCTGTTGATGTGTCGTTACTTAATGCTCCACCTGTAGGTCCTGTTGCGCCAGTTGGACCCGTAACACCGGTAGGACCTGTTGCACCAGTTGGACCAGTAGGACCTGTAGCACCAGTGGGTCCTGTAGGACCAGTAGAACCTGCCGGGCCTGTCGCACCAGTGGGGCCAGTGGAACCAGTTGGTCCAATATCACCTGTTCGAGCAAATGTTACAAAAAGGTCTTCATTATTAGTAAATGTTGTAGTATAACCCGCACCATTAATATATGCAACAGGAATCTTAACGTAACCACCATCGCCGGTATCTGTGATATTACCTGTAATTGAATAAATCACCCAAATTTGTGAATTAGCTTTACTTGTGACTTTGACTTGACCTTTGATAGGAGAAGTTGAATCATCAATTGTTAGTAAGAATGGATTTGTATTTGCTCCAGCATCATCCAAATAATCCATATAGATTATGGTGGCCGACGCGGCCGCCGAATTATTAAATGCTAAACCACCGATTGTTGGATCCACATCAGTTGTTGTTGTGTTGAAATGATAATCAAATGAAGCACCACCAAAGTTACCTTGTGGGCCGGTTGAACCAGTAGCGCCTGTGGTTCCTGTGAGTCCTGTTGGTCCTGTAGGACCTGTTGCGCCAGTAGCACCTGTAGAACCGGTAGCACCGGCCGGCCCAGTAGCACCTGTGGGACCAGTAGCACCAACAGGACCAACCGAAGCATAAACCTGCCAAGTATCGTTATATATGAATTGAGTTACAATACCGCTAATGTTGATAATCAAATCTGTAGCAGAATTTTCAATAGTGGAACCATTTCGGTCCACAGTCAAATTAGTTATATTAAAATTACCACCATCAGCAATAGCTACATAATTACCATTTACTGGTGTTGGTGGTAATGTTACAGTGAAAGTACCACCAAGAGTGTTAGCAACAACTTGGTCGCCAACAGAAAGTGTTGTATTTGTTGTAATTGGAATCCAAACACCACCAGCACCTGAAGCACCGGTTGAACCTGTTGGACCTGTTGAACCGGTTGCACCTGTAGGACCGGTAGCGCCCGTAGGACCAGTAGGTCCTGTGGAACCTGCGGCACCTGTGGGACCTGTTGGTCCCGTAGCACCAGTAGGACCAGTAGGACCAGTAGGACCAGTAGGACCGGTTGCACCAGTAGCGCCAGTAGGACCAGTAGGACCAATTGAAGTATATACTTGCCAAGTGTCATTATATACAAATTGAATCATAGTACCTGAGACATTGATTATCAAATTATCACTATAATTCTCAATAGTAGAACCATTTCGGTCAACTGTTAGATTTACTGTATTGAAATCTCCACCATCAGCAATAGCTACATAATTACCATTTACTGGTGTTGGTGGTAATGTTACAGTAAATGTTCCACCTAATGTATTGGCAACAACTTGGTCGCCAACAACTAAAGTTGTATTTGATGTAATTGGAATCCAAACACCACCAGCACCCGAAGCACCAGTAGCGCCAGTTAATCCTGTTGCACCTGTTGGTCCAGTAGGACCCGTTGCGCCTGTGGGTCCAGTTGCACCTGTGGGACCCGTTGCACCTGTAGGACCAGTAGCACCTGTGGTGCCATCGATACCAATATAACCCGAAACGCCGGTTGCGCCTGTGGGTCCAGTCGGCCCAGTCGGTCCAGAAGGACCTGTAGCTCCAGCTGGGCCTGTTGGACCAGTGACACCATCTATACCTGTAGCACCGGTGGCACCAGTAGGACCGGTAGGACCGGCAGGTCCTGTCACACCAATATCACCAGTAACACCAGTTGCTCCGGTAGCACCTGTAGCGCCTATTGGTCCGGCCGTGGATGCAATTTGCCAGGTGTCACCATCGTATATGAGATAGACCAAACTGTGCGCTAAGTTTAAAACAAGATTATCGGGCAATCCTTCTATGGTCGACCCGTTTCTGTCTATTGTTAAATTATTTGTAGACCAATTACCACCATCATGGACAATTACATAATCACCCAATGTTGGTGATGGTGGTAGTGTAATAGTGAATACGCCGCCCGATGTATTAGCTATTATTTGTTCGGATGTGTTTGCTGTATAATTACTGGTTTTATAGAACCAATTAGACCAAACCCCGTCAGTTCCGTCAGCCCCAGAAGCACCAATTGGACCAGTAGCACCTGTTGGACCGGTGGGCCCAGTGGCACCAGTGGCACCAGTAAGACCTGTTGGTCCAGTTGGGCCGGCACCACCTTGAGTGCCTATTCCACCTAAGTCACCAAATTTACTAGTTAAAGTAAAAAATGCTTGAGTTGTGTCGGTTAAATCTGTACAAGGTTTTTTAATAGTCAAAACACCCAATAATGATGTATTTTCTAATAGACTCGGATAAACAGTAAAGGTCTCAGAAGGTAGCGCAGCTTTAGCTTCTTCTATGCCAGTATATTCTTGTTGACCATATTGAACAATAATATTGCCAAATGGATTGATAAAAATTCTTTGATTAGTAAATTTGTTATTACTTACAGTGGTAATTACACCATTTATATCATATTTGGTTGGGTCAATTGTTGTTAAAAAGTTTGACCCGTTACCAGTTTGAGTTCTATAGTTGAAAGTTGCAGGTCTTTTAGCAGCAACATCAAATTCATTAGGTTTAGCATCATCATTGACAAAGTTAATACCCAAACCATACAAAGTGCCAGGAGTTGTGTAAAATGCCAAATTAGCAGATTCAGCATAAGGTCTAATACCAGAATTGATTAGACCAATAGGAGTGAACATATCTCGCACTTGTGAAACTGGAGATTGCACATGGTCTGTAAGATTGATTGCGTAGAGAAAGTTTAAACGATTTGGATGAGCCATACGACCCAAGAAAATACTTTCTCTACGTTGTTTAGTGTCGGGTATCGATGCTTGTAATATAATATTATTAGAAGAACCTAACAATACATAAGTTGAGCCGTCTGTACTTAAAAATGGTGAGGTGTTGCCAGTTGAACCGGGATAAGAAACATAACTTATAGTTGGAGCGCTTACGTTTGTAGTATTATCTACAATAATACCTGTAACTGCACCGATAGAGAATGTTGTATTGGGAGAATCTACAGATAAACCAGCACAAGTTAATACACCAGTTGACTGAGTGTATAGTTCGGTGTTAGCTATTGGACCTGTCCAGTATCCGTCTGAGTTAATGACAGAGGTGTTACCTACAGTCAGGCCTTGCCTAACTATAAAATTTTGATTATTGGCCAAGATTCATTGTCCTCTCGGTGTTATATTGTTATTATTATTGTATTTATACCGCTATCAATGTCTTATTGTATTTTAATGTTGTCACCGCATTGATTGGAGAGAATAGTAAATTTACTTGGCCTGAAGATATACTAACATCAAAAGAACCTAATGAACCATTCGAATATACAACACCATACTCGACAATTCTAGGTGTTGTACCATCATGTAAGATTGTAATTTCTTCCGAATGATAAGCACTACCAGAAGTTAACTGCATAGTGTAACGAGCAGTTCTATGTGTTGAAGTTGAAAATGTATCAACAATAACAGAATTTGTGTTTGCGGTAGTGTACACACCAACTGTTGAAGATGAAATATTATTCAGATTAACAGTTTTGGTTGTTACTGTTTGGGTGACTGCTAAGTTAGCTGTTGCTTTATCAAAGGTTAAACCAGCACTTGTGCCATACACACCACTGTCATTGATGATAACATCTTTATTGATGCCAGGTACAACTAATTTATATGTGGCTAAAGTGTCAGACGATGTACGATAGAAAAAATTGCCATCTGCGTAATTAAGTGCTAATTCACCATATGCTAATGCCAAAACGGTTGGTGTATTACCAACCGCTCCAGAATTTTTAATAGAGATGGGTGTTTGACTAATCATTTATTTTTACTTAAAATGTACCAGATGTTGTTTTTAAATTTGCTGATGGTTCTACTGGTTTTTCTTTGATTGGTTTTTCTTCTTTTAGGCCGAGTTTCTTTTTGTATGTTTCATTTTCTTTACGCAATACTGCAATCTCGGCAACTTGATTTCTCAATCTAATCAACTCTTGTTCAGCGGCATTTAAATCTGCTTGTAATTGGTTTTTAACTTGTGATGTTTCATTCAAAGAAGATTGTAATCTATTTTTATCATCAGCCACGGTTTTATATGATGACGTTAGATTAGACAATTCATTGATTTTTATTTGTAATTCTTTATTTTGAACTGATAAATTATCTGCATTTTTAACAGCATCATCCATTACAGCTAATTTATTTTCAGCAATTTTTAATTGTGTTTGAAACACAAAGTTTTGTTTTATAATTGCTGAAACATTCTCTTGTACAATTTCAGTGTAAATATTTAAAAAATTCAAATCATTAGACATCTCATTACCTTTCAAGTATTGTAAAATATTATTTAGAACGTGCCACCATTTAATCCGCCAAACACAGGAACACCAGAAGCATTCAATTGTAGCACTTGATATGCTGAACCAGTCAATGCCGTTAGTGCCGCCGTTGATGATGAAGAATCAGATACAATCACACCTTTAACAGCGAAGGACGAACTGCCAGTACCACCATTAAGGACACCTAATGTACCTGTTGTGATAGCTGAAGCATCAATTGCAATAGCAGTATTAGAAACACCAGATACCCGGCCATAAGCATCAGTTGTAAGTACTGGAACATAAGCATTACTACCATATGTGCCTGCGGTGCCTGTATTTGCTACTGAACTGAAACCGGTACCATCATATCGTAATAGAGACCCGTCAGTGTATGTTACATTGTTTGAACCGCCACGAGCGATTGGTAGTATACCGGTTAAAACTTGTGTCGTGTCTATTCCAATTTGTGTATTAGAAACACCAGATACTCTACCCCAAGCGTCAGTAGTGATAACGGGTAAATATGCATTACTACCATATGTGCCTGCGGTGCCTGTATTTGCTAATGAAACAATGCTAGTGCCATTAAAATATGTAATTTGGCCAGCTGAGAATGTTGTACTGTTTGTACCACCGTCAGCAATAGCAATTGCAGCTGAAAGACCGGATACTGTACCACCAGTTACATTTGTATCTAATGTTGCACGGTTGGTGCTGGTAAATGTTACAGCATTAGCGGTTGGGTCACTTGTTATATCTTTTAATAGATAGAAGTTGTCAGCTGCTTTTCTAATCAATCCAGCATACTTAGTGCCTGTACTGTCATATCTACCATAAAAACCAATATCAATTGCATCAGTTGTATTGTTTGCGGCTAATTTAATTAATGAATCTTCAGATTCAATAACAGTTGTATTTGAAATTAATTGAGTACCACGTACAATCAAATTACCCGTGACTGTTACATCTGTTTGGATTGTTTGAGGTCCAACAGAAGATGTATTAGAACGTAAAACTGTTGTATCTGTTGCAATGGTAATAGTATTATCAGACACAGTGGTTTGAATACCAGTTCCATTACCTCTAAAAAACATTGTGTCGCCGGTATTAAAGGTGTCTGTGCCTGTATTACCTGCGATTGTGAATGATGTTGAAATTGCAACGTTACCAGCTTGTGTCAATCTACCAAATGAGTCAACGTTGAATGTTGGTACTTGTGTTGAACCGCCATACTGGCCAGAAGATACAGTTGTGGTTGCAAGGCCAATTACTAAATTACCCGTTGTACCATTTGATGTTAACTGATTTGTGTTAGCGGTTAGTGAAATTACACCAGTGTTATTAGCTGATATAGTGACGGTGTTACCGGATTTAGTTTGAGTAAGTGTTACACCACCACCACTTACTGGAGTAACAGTTGATATTACACGTGAATTTAAATCATACAAAGCGTCAGCATATAAACCACCTTGAACACCTGCACCACCTTTGACAATTAAAGCACCAGTAGTGTTACTTGAAGATGCAGTTGTAGTTTCAACAACAGCGCCCTGGTTGTTTCTTAAACTGAATATAGGATGTTTTGCACCAGTGAAACCGCCAGTTTGAAATACAATATCATTATGTACACCGGTTGAATCTGTACCTATTACCAAATTACCAGATGCGCCGCTGCCGTTGGTGGCTGACATAAGAAGAGACCCGTCTCCAGGTCCAACCAATGTGTAATATTCACTGTTATATGTTGAACTGGATATACCCAAATCAATCCAACCAGAGACATCGGAACCATTATCTGCATAAGCTACAAAATCGGCCGAAGCGCTGCCACCTGAATTGATATTTCTAATGTAAGCTTGAACATAATTATTAGCATTACCTGTAGCACCAATTAATGGATTGGTAGCACCAGGTAAAGGTTCACCATAAGCATGCCCAGCAAATATTGTTGTATTTGCATTGATAGTGTTTGCGTGAAGATTATTGAAATTGGTGTTACCATCTGAGCCACGAACTACTATAGTACTAGGTAAAGCATATGAAGTGTTAGCGTCAAGTAATTTGGTATAAAACTCACCACCAATAGCAACTACGGTACTAGATTCTGTACCAATATACATTTTATCAGAGACAAAAGAATATGCTGGTTCAGCTATAGATAGTGATACTGGAACCGAATTGGCCGTTGAATATTTTAGTTGTATTAATGTTTGAGTCGCCATTTCTTTATTTTCCTTTAAAATGTTCCGCCAGCCACTAAAAGGGCTGTGTTTGCTATATTTGCCGTATTAGCAGCTACTTGCGTAACTGCAAAATTACCTGTAGCTGCATCGTATGTTATTGCTTCACCATCTTGTGGTGTCACAATAGATAAATCTAGTGCTTTTTTTAATTCTAATGGTTGACCATAACTTAAAGACCGAACTTTTTGGTCTTGATTGTTTATCGCAACTCTAACAGCACCTATTGTTTGTGTGGCCATATTTATAACCTTGTAACTCTAGGTGTTACATTAATAATACCTTCTAGTATTCTAATCGTATTGTTTGAAGCATCATTGTTATCATAGATTACGATGTCATACAAATATCTTCCTGGATAAATGTTAGATGTTGTATTAGCATTTAAACTTAATGCTATTTGGCCATTGTTGCCAATCGTTGTGCTAAATGTTGCTGTAGCATTAGAAGAATAATACGATTTTCTAATTTGGCTGGCTGCAGAATAATTCTGCAAATTATATGAATCACCATACACATCATCAATATAAATTGTGGTGTTGAATGATGTTCCGGCTTCTAAAAATAATTCTTGGTATCCAGCTGACATAGTTATTCTTTATATGTTATTGTAGTATTTAGGTGAATTAAAACATTATATATTATAAAGTGCCCCAAGTAACGGATCCAAAACCTGGATTTCCAGGTGAACCTGGTACATTTTTATAACCCCTTGGTGAACCGTCGCCGCCTCTTGCGCCGCCATTTGCCGACGGATGGCCAGCAATAAAATAACCAGCATATCTAGAAGCGCCACCTGCGCCACCGGGCGCTGTTATAACAGCCGAACCATTGGGTGCAATTATAGTTGAAGTAGCTCCAACATATCCTGATGGATAGTTATGGCCACCCGGTGCTAAAGCACCCTCTCCGCCTGCACCTATATTAAATGTATATACTTGGCCACCAGATACGGGTATGGTCACAGAATAAAGATAAGAGCCGTAACCGCCATCACCAAATAACCAATCGTTTTTACTACCGCCGTCTGACCCGCCACCGCCTCCACCGCCACCACACAATGTAAATGTGGCTGAGGTTATATAAGCGGGCACAGTCCAAGTGGTACTTGAAGTAATATTAACCGTACCTGCATCTTGCATTACGGTTTTCCATGTGCCATTATCTTTAACCTGCACTTCGCCGCATGTTTTCCAAATGCCTTCATGTTTAACATAGACATCTTGCACGGTGCGCCAAGCGCCGTCCACTTTAATACTAAATTTCATTATATGTACCTATACCAAATATCTCCATTACTACCACCAGAAGGTGTTGATGTGGATATTGTTCTTGTTCCATAACCATTTGACGCCGCATTTGTAACTGTGCCAGCTGTTGTAGCTGAACCAGCTGTATTAGCAGTTGAAGCATTTCCAGCAGAAGATGCATAACCGACTTTAACTGCATTACCGTGATTTGATGTTAATGCCCAATAAGACCCGTCCCAAGTATTTGTTAACCAATATACACCAGGATGAGATTGTGAATCGAACCTACCACTTCTTGTTGCTGTGTAGGCATTACCATCAATAGAACCACTTATTAGACTAGTGAATGTTTTAGTTCCACCGATTGTTTGGTTGCCAATTGTATAAACTCCATTGGTAACGGTATCTGCATTTCCTGTCAATGTAGCAGTAATGGTTCCCGCTGAAAAATTACCAGACGAGTCACGTTTAACAATAGCATTTCCTGAATTTAAATTAGTTGAATTGGTCCATATCGGCGCATTCGTTCCAGTTGAAGTTAAAACATATCCAGAAGTACCAGCTGATGTGAAATTGTATTTTGTGCCATCACCATAAGAAACTCCACCATTCGTTGGTGTTGATGAAGAATTTGTACCACCGTCTGAAATACCAATTACAGCAGAAAGACCTGAAACTGTACCACCAGTGAAGTTAGCATCCAAAGTGGCTCGGTAATTTACACCATAATTTGATATGGTATTTGTTGTTGGGTCGGCCACAATTGCTTGGGCTAAATAATATTTGTCGGCAGATTTTCTGAATAATCCAGTATAACGTGTTGATCCGCCCGTCTGATATGGGGCATAGAAACCAATGTCAATTGCATCTGAGCTGCCATTATCCTTAGCTAACTTCAATAATGAATCGGTTGTTTCGACTGTTGTAGCATTAACGGTTGTGGTTGTACCACTAATTATTAAATTACCGTTAATTGTTAAATCTGAATTTACTGTTTGTGAACCATATACAACTTTTAAGAAAGCATTATCCACATAATTTTTCATTGATGTGTTAGCTGAAGTAATTACTGCATTTGAACTAACCGCATTAGCAGATACTATTGAATTAGTATATAATCTTAAATTAGTATTAGCCGTGGTTACAGAAGTATCAACGTAATTTTTCATATTAGTGTTAGCTGTTACAATAACTGCATTTGCACTAATAGAATTACTTGTAATTTGTGTTTGTAAGATGCTGACGTTTGTGTCAACGTAATTTTTCATTGCTGTATTGGCGGCTGAAGTTGATGTACTAAGTATAGTATAGTCATTGGCATTTAATATACGATTATACCATCCACCAGTGACACCATTATCTACATCACGGACTGCCCAGTATTTGTTTGAATTATCCCAATGCAATTCTGCATTTGCAGAATCTCTACTAACTCTCATTGTACCATATTGCACAGATGTTGAACTTGGGAATGGATTACCATCAGATAGAGTAAAAGTATTACTGGCATAAATTGTTTCACCATTTATTGCAAAATTGCCAGAAACAGTCAATGCACCAAATGCACCAGAACTTGTTGTAGAAATTGGCCCGGTACCTTGAATACTTCCATTGAAATAAACATTAGGCGTGACAACATTAGCCGCAAATATAGTACCCGAGTTTGCTACAATATTTGTATTTGATGTTAATTGATTGACATTAGCTGTATTTGTTACCGAAATAAATGCAGTATTGATTGCTGAATTTGCTTGTAATACTTTTACAAATCCCGTACCTGTTACACTCAAAGTTCTTGTATTAGCCGCCGTATTAGCTTGTAATGAATCACCATAGATTTTATGAACAACTTCTAAATTTTGTTTAGCATACACATCTTGGTATAATGTAGATGTATTGGTGACAGTCAGTTTGTTGCCAATAGTTACATCTTCACCAACATTCAAATCATATAAAATTGTTTGATTATTGCCGGTTATATCTTTAGCAACCACTAAATTGGCAGATGTTGAAGTATTACCTGTAACAATTAATGTACCACCAATAGTCATATTATTTGACACATTGGCAGCTAAACCTGTTCCAACAATATTCACATAGTTGATATTTGCAACACCATTGGCAGACAATACTAAACTATTTACACCACCGCCAGCTTTGTTTGTTAAAAATATAGTATTTTGAACTTCAGCATTTGTTCTAACTAATAGAGAACCTTGGCCACTGATATCAACTAAACCAGTAAATGCAGAAGTATTGGAAACTGCTAATGCGGTGCCGGGTGAAGTGAGATATAATGTTCCTGTTGGTTTGGTGAAATCTGACGCATAAAGTGTATTATAAACACTTACCGCTTCATTGGTGATATTTACCCATTCACCAAATGTGTTAGCCAGATTTACGTTTTGTATTATTGTTGCCATATGTGTCCTACTTTAATAATAGTTGTTTCATTAAGTCTTTAATTTCAGACAATTCCGATTTCATATCTGTTATTTCATTATTCAGTTTATTTATTTCATTTTTATTAGAGGTCATCATTTTAACTTTAGCATAATATTCATCACGAGCCGCATAATCTTGATTGATTAAAGCTCGTGATTTAGTATCTCTAACAAAAGGTGAATCATCTACTTTAACTAATGCCATATTAGAAACCTGTTCCTGGTGGTAAAGCAATTGCTCTAATGTCTGTTAAGAAAGGCACATTAGTATTATCATTTGTAGACATTACTATTTTAATAGCAAATTGATTAAATGATGTATATGTTGTACCTGATGTATTAGTATATGAAATTGCATTGTCTGCTATATTGCCAGTACCTGGTGCAGCCTCAAATTCATACAAATCATTTCTAGATTGTGAATATGTATTAGTATTTGAAATATTTGTCATCAATTGCCAGTCACCAGCATCAAACTCTTGGTTATCATTATTGTTTAGTATTTTGTAATAAACATTGATGTTCGTTCCCAATGGTCTATAAGCGGTATAGAATACACGTAAGTCACCTGATTCATTTCCTGGTGTTAATACAACACGTTTGGTGAAGTATTTAGCTAAACCATTACCACCACTTGATGATGTTTCACCATGAACAACAATTGAAGTGTTAGAATTGCCTGAACGAGTAGCATTATCTAACACAGTGATTGTTGGTGTTTTGAAATAACCAGAACCGGCAGTTATGAAGTCAACAGATTGTATTACACCGCCACTAATATTAGCAGTAGCATATGCTTGTGTGCCGTTATTATCATCTGGTGCAGAAACTGTAACAGTTGTCGTTGCAACATTATAACCAGTACCACCGTCAGATACAGTAACAGTTGTATTTGACAATTCCATGTTATTAATATTCCAACGAACATTATACAATGATAAAGCATCATCTGAGATTATTGGACTAACTGTGTTAGATGTAGATGATAATGACACATAAGCCATAAACGATGTATTAGAATTAGCAATCAATACACGTTCACCCAAACCGTCATTTAAATAAATGTCATCTGAAGTAGGACAACCAAATTTACCTGGTCGAATATCATATTCAGATGTGTAATTCTTATTAGAATTCAATGTCGATTTATATGAATAATTGATTGTTGTTGAAGTCGGAACAAAATCAGTGGTTGTTATGTTATAAGCATCTGAAAGAATATTTTCACTGGAACTAACACCATACATATTTGACACAGAGTTAGCGTCATAGAATGTTCTAATATCTTGAGCTGTCAATTTACGAGTTGGTAAGTTTTGAGGAATAACAAACGGTATTTTTAAACCAGATTTTGTAGTATCAAATACACAATTCTCAATAACAAACATTATTGATTTACCTTGTTCTGCTGTCCAAGTCATAGCATTTTGAGATTCGAACAATGAACCAACATATGGAGCAACACCAATTTTTGTTGTGGTTGCTGGTGTTGGGTCAGTTGGTAAATTTTTAGTTGTTGAAGCCACAGCCTGTGCGTTTTGAGCAGCAATCCAAATGTTGTAATCAGTAGATTGTGATTTCACAAGGAAAGCATACAACTGACCTGATTGGATATACACGGGCACTTCAAATACAAATTCAGTATAAGAAGACGGATCCAAATAATGTGGTGCACTTGATATGTTTATTTCATTTGGATATTTTGTCACAGTTGAGTGTGCCAATGTTTCACCGTTAGGATAACCATTTTGTGTACCAACAATCGATAAAGTCACAGGTGTATTTTCACTAGTTGGTTTTCTTTGGAAGAAAACTTTAATTGATTTTAAGAATACACCATTTGGATAATTATCTTGTTGCACAATAAATGTTTGAGCAACTGGGTCATATGGATATCTGTATGTAGACACAGTGCTACTAATTAAATGTGAAGATTGATAATTAGTTTGTGTGAATGATTTTGAAGCTGAATCAACAGATGGTGAAAATTCAAGTGCCTGAGATTTAGTTGCTAAACCCGAAGCAGTGAAAGTGGCTTCAGCTATCGTTGATGCTGAAGACGGATCCATTGGTGTTGTTCTATTGTCAATTCTAAATACTCTTTCGCCAGTTTTAAATCTTTCAGCTGGTATATTGAATACACCGACAAAACTACCAGATTCATCAGTTGATAGGTTAGCAGGTTTACCAGCAACTAAACCTAGAATTTGATTTTTGTATGTACCATCAAGTGTGTATGTTGAAGTTATATCGGCATTTACTTTAGTATTGAAACCTATTGAGACATTAACTGGTGAATCTAAAACAACTGTTGTATTTGCTGTGTAATAAGCAGTAACATTAGCCGTGTGAACTGAAGTTAATGATTTAGATTTTCCGGTATAAGCATCAACAGAAACATATGTGGAGTTAATTTTTATTTTACTACCAACATAGTAGTTTGATGTGTTACTTGCTAAACCACTTAATGATAGTTGTGTAGCACCAACATAGTATGCGCCGCCGCCTTCCATGTTGGTTAAGGTGCCTGAATTTGTAGGTACTGTTGAATATTTGTGTAAATCAATAGTACTGAATATCACAGAACCTGGTGTTTGTGTAGATTTAACATCTGAAGACCAAGCTTGTGTTGATATGGCCATAGCAAAGTGGCCGTCACGGTCTGGATGACTATTTGTACTACCAAACGTTACGTTTGCTTTTTGACCCGCAGTAAGTGTGATGGTTCCGTTTCTATGGTAATTTCCTGTACCCGTTAAGGTTATGTTGACACCATTTGCTTTAACAACATAAGTATCTTCATTGAATTCACCTGAAACACGAACATAATGTGTACCAGTTACGGTTGGTGTGATATCAAATGTTCCAGTTGGCAAGACACCTCGACCATTAGAATTGCCCCAAACGCCATACTTAGAAGCAAAAGCACCATAACGGCCGTAATCAACTTTAAAGTATTGTACGGATGTTGCAGATGACGGAGAATCGGTAAATGAACCACCAACGGCTGATAAGAAACCTGATTTATGAATACTAATAATAGATGAATTTAATGGAGTACCAACAGCTGTTGAACCGACATAAGAACCCGTACTATTGTATGTAGCATTTCTAATATAGCCGTCACCATCTGTAACAGTATAACTGGTATGTAAATTACCGACAATACCTAGACGCACATTTGTTGTGCCTGGATATTTGTAAACGGAAACCACAGTAGCAATAGGATAGAACACTGAAGTTCTGGTATAACCAATGATGTCATCTTCTTTGAATTCACCAGTCACATCTTTTAATTCAATAATATCTGGTGTTGTGATATAATTATCAACACTGACACCATCGAACCAAGTTGATATTGGTGTATTAATTTTTAAACCTTTAGATTTAAATAATAATTGTTGTGGTCTAATGTATGGTAAAATACTAATATCAGTTAAGAAACCATTAGTGGAAGCATAAGAAGCACCTAATTTGTCATAATAACCAAGAACATTATTTTGTTGAGTTGCAGCATATGTTTGTGTTGTAACAGTTGCTGTACCTTTATTTCTGGTTTCGGATGATGTTGTTGTTGATGTACCTGGAATAGTTTTCCAATCACCAACAGACAATGTATTTAATGTATTACCAGCTTGATAGATTTGTAAATCTGGATCAATAATTAATAAATCTGGTTGTTTTGTGTTGTCCACCCAATTATCCATTGGAGGAGATAACGACATCACACCTTCATATAAAGGAGTGGCAAATTGATTAATATTAACTGTATTACTTGCTAAAGTTTGAGATGCTAAGTTAGCAGAAGTATATGGTAAGGTAAATATATTTGTTTTACCTACAGTGTTTACCGTGAAACCTAAAGAAGTTGCTACAATACTATCCAATTTGTTAATTGAATCTAACATATAAGATGATTGTAATGGGAAATTATCAACAATCTGTGAAGCGGTTAATACTTTTTCTCTACGATTAATAGAAGCATTAAAATCTGCATTGATTGTATCAGCTGTAGCAAAACTTGAGAAATCGTCAACCAATATACCATTTTTGAAACGATTCAAACCATTAGCGTCTGATATTTGTAATCCTTGAGCATTTTTTTCAAGAAGATTTAACGCTGTATAATATTCAATATTATTTACACGTGATTGTAAATCGGAAATATCTTGCATAGTCCAACGTTTGTGTTGTACTTTTTCGATTGATAAGTTTGGTAATTTATTTGATGGTGTTTCACCAGGTACATAATTAGTATATGGGTCATGTTTTAAATTAGAAATTACCAATGAACCGTCTGGTGCAATTGGTAACAATGGATTAATAGAAGGAGTTCCTTCAATAATCTCAAAGTTTTTATCTTTGCTCAATACTAATCTATCTTTTCTACCCAAATAGTATGAATAATCTTCAAAAAATACTGAATTATCGGTTGGAATATAGACGCCAGCATTTGTTGAGGATGGGCTTGTCGTATAATCAAAGACAAAAGAAGCTTGAGCATTTTTAACTGTTGGCCTGAAATCTAAAGAATCTCTTAGATTATATGTTAATCCACTCTTAGCAGTATATGAACCAATTTCACCATAGTTTTCAGGTGAACTAGAGTTTGGAGCAATATAAGATTCAACGGAGAAATAACCATCACCACCACCATGAGCGTAATAGTCAAATAATACCAATAAGTTACCTTTTGGTTTTGGACGACCAGCTAATAGTTTGATAGAAGCGTGGCCATAATAACCATCTCGTTGACCATTATCTAATACAAAATTATTGGTTACATCATATGAACTATCGGTTAACATTGCATTTGTAGCGGCTGTACCTGAAGCTTTGGTGTCAATAATTTTAACAATTCTCTTAACGTCAGACACATACAACAATTGTGCGGAACCAGGAGTAACTAGACCTGCCGCCTGAATATAAGTTTGACCATTGGTTGTATCTACTTTACTATATGTGGCTACAGTTGTACCTGTTATATTGACAGCTGTTGTATTGGCTGTAACTAAATTTTTAATTTTTAATACATTGTTCAAATCTGTAGCATCAGTTACAGCCACTTGACAAATAACGGTTGCTGTAAATGCAGGTAAGTCATCGGCCGACAATACTAGAGTTTTATTGCCGTTTGATAATGTGATGTGTCTAGTTGATGTATTAGCAAAAGAAACATATTCACCAGTTGTTTGATTAATTACGATATAGTTTTCATGTGAAGTGCCCAAGAATTGTAATTTTTGGCCAGCAGAGTATGTAATAGATGGTGTGGTTGTTGGAGTAGAACCATTGAATGATATTCCTCTAAACACTTGTGTTGTTTGGTAAGTTGCGTCAGCAATAGAAGCAACATATGGGTATCCCAAATTATAAATTAATTCACTAGGCACTTTACTTTGTAATAAAGTATTTCCTATGCTACTACCTGAATCTTTACCAGTGGATTCATTAATAGATGCCCAAGCAGCAATAGTGGTGCCAGAAGATGTTCGTATTACTGATTCAACATCTTTAATATCAAACCTAATAGTGAATACAGAAGATGAACCAGGAGTTGTTGTCCACGGCGCATCAACAGTTGCAACTCTAGATGAACCACCTGTGTATGAAACAATACGTCTAACATCACCAGCTGATGCACCAGCATCAATAGAAATGGTAGCACCATAGTAAGCATTTGCAGATAATGTAAATTGAGCAGTTGCAGGGAATGTAATCGTATTGGTTGCACCTGCGGTTGCATTGGCTGTTAATGTTTTATTTTGAATATCCGCTAAGTAAGCTTTATACACATAAGATGTTGGAGTACCAATACTAGTATAGTATTCGAATTCCAAACCTCGAATAAATGCTGTTGCAGCCACAGTTGAATTGTATGTTGTGGTATTTGTTGTGACAATCTCGGATTTATCTACAATGTGTAAATCAACAGCTGGCATTGTAGTAACATCAAACACACCATTGGCATTATCAATATACAAATAATTACCATATTCAATAAATGTTGAATTATTATTGATTGAATCGGTTGTTCTTGCTCGCTCGGTTGTTATCACAAAATCTGATTGATTTTCTAAGCGATAACCACGAACATATGCTGTACCTTTACCAATTTTTAAATCATATAGAGCATTATTGGATGTGTTAGCTGAAGGTGTCAATTTAAAATCATTGACAATATAATCACCATTGGTGTCAAATGTGCGTTTAGCAAAATAATCATCAATCGTAGCATAAACGGTATTATCTACTTGCTTTTTAACTAACCCGCCTTCAATACGCATTAATTCGATAAAGCTTTGGTCGTCACCCAAACGTAACGGTCTTGTTTCTAATTCCAATTTAATTACATATCTATCAGCACCAGGACCTTGGTAATTAGGTGAACCATCTGCTGGGTCAAGCAATGATGTATCATTCACATAGTCGTAAATAGTTTCAGTGATATTTAAACCAACACGAACATTTGGATTTGAATCATATTTACTCAATATGGTTGTTTGTGGTAGAACATTTACAAAGTGCCCAATTGTATATTTTGTACCTGTGGTTTGTGATAAACTGAAACCATTAACAACATAGAATATACCTTCTGAAACAGAAGCTACAGAACTATTTCCTGTTGCATTCAAAGCAATCGCTTGCGCTGTTATATTAAAATCATCTACATTGTAAATTACATCATTATCTTGAAATTGTAGACCTGAGATATAAGAAACAACTAGTGTGTCTGGGTCGCCACCTGATGGAGCTGCTGTAGCTAGAACTCTAGCAATCACATCACCGTTTGTGTTTTGAATCAAAGCGCCATCAAAAAGACTAACATCAATTGTTGCATTGTTAATCGTTGGTAATAATTTAATATAAGAACAATTAGTATTGTATGTTAATTTTGCACCAGAAATTGGAGTATTCTTTTGAAATACATGGTCTGCAAATTTTGAAATTTGGTCTTGTAGGATTGTTTGAGATTGTGTTAGTTCACGAGCTTGAACTGCAAAACCCGGTTTAAAAAGAATTCTATGAAAATTCTTATTAGGGTCAAAATCATCAAAATATGGAGAAACATTAAAATTTAGTGCCATTTGTTATCCTTAGAATCCTACTATTAATCTGATTTGCTCAGAACCGTCATTACTTCTTTGTGTACCGGCTCTATTTTCAATATATGTGATATAACCCGAAAATGGAACAAAATCCGGTTCACTAACACTCAGAACAACACGGGCTGTTCCTGAAGTTGAACCAATTAAAGCTTCACCATTTGCTACAGTACCTTCTGTATTTATCAACTTAATTAGATTGGATCCGGTATAAAAACTCAAACATGTAGCTTTAAATGTTGCTCTATCTATTGATGAACCTTGATATACAATTTCATCTGAAGTATAACCATCAAAACCATTAGAAACAAGAACATCAGTTGAGCATGAATAAGTTGGGTTTTGACATTGGTTCGGATATGAACTTTTAGCTGTTGGATTAATAATAAATCCAAGTTGGCGATAACGAATATCGGTTGGCAATATACCGTCAACATCCCGAGTAAAAGTATTGGTCACAATAATATTTTGGCAACCAAATTCTTCAAAAGGGTCACTACCGTGGCCACCAATAGGAGATACATTAGCATAGGCCACAGCGCCAACACCTGTGGGAGATGTAATAACAACATTAGCGCTAATATAATTGGCACCAGCGTTTGTTATCCTGATGTCTTGAATAACTCCATTATTAATAATTGGATAAGCAATTGCTTGAGTTGTATTGGCACCAGTAATTGTTATGGTTGTATTTGTTGGATAATATCCAGAACCACCATTGTGTACTTGAATTATTGGAACATCACCAGAGTTAACGGTATTCGCACCAAAACCGGCCGGATTAGCCAATACACATGGCATCCAAGTTTCGGTTAAGAATTTTTGCTTAACTGGCGCATCGATTGTGTACATATAAACCCATTTGTAACCATCGTTTCCATAATATATCAAACTAGATGACATGTAACCTGGTTCAAAATACGGTTCATCGGTAGAAACAGCACCTTTATTGTTCCATAGACATTTAAACACTTGGTCATAGTGATTTTTGACATAATGATGATATACCATGCGGCCATTTGACCTAGCAATAATATCAAAATCATCACGATAATAATCATAAACTGTACCAGATACCCAATCAATTCTGTCAATCATCGGACGCATATCTTGTGGATATACACGTTTAATAATAAACATATTTTTATATACTTCTCTTATATTTTTTGGAGACAACTGAACGGTCGGCGGCGTGTTTTCTTCATTTTGTGGAGTATTTGGGTCATCCCATGGATCCACTCTAGATAAGAAACAATATTTTGTTGTTCTAGTAATATCGGAACCAGGTAATTGCACAACCACAGAGTCGTAATATTGATTGACTTCGTGTGTTGCACCACCATGTGTTACTACGCCTGTATTTGCTGACATATCTTTGACCTAATTAATTGTATAAATTGTTACTGCTGTACTGTTAGCGATGTTTCTATTTATAGACAACAAAACTGGGTGAGTTGAATTACCAGTATTAGCTACTACGTTATTTGCTAATGTGATTGTTGTTGTATTTGCATATGTTCCATAAGAAACGGTTGATACTGTATATGTGATATTGTTCATCAATAATTTATCACCAGCAAACATAATTTCTCTAATCGGATTTACATTAGCTTCAGGAACATGCCATTCATTGTTGTTAATGAATTTACCATAATTTGTTGTGTTTGATGTAATATTTATTATGTTTGATGATGCGTTTGCAAAACCATAAGCAACATTATTATATGTTAAGAATGGATTAACAAAAGTTATAATTTTTGTATTAGCATAATCTACAGAATCCACTTTACTATAAACGTTAGCACCATTTCTTTCAATTAAAATACGTTGATTTGGTAAAATTGTGTTAGCCATTTCAGCAGGTGTAATACCAGCAAATTGAATAATATTTGTTGCTGTATTTACAAAATTTGTAGACATAGTAACATTTGCTGTTGAGCTATAAATCCATAAAGGATAACTATTGGCTAAAGTTGAACTGCTACGAACGGTAAACGATTTTTCATTATCTAATAATTCTTTACCCAATATATTCATGCCAGAAGGATGTAATATATTTTTCAACATATCTCTGTATAGAGAAATTGGCACTTCAACAGCTAATTCGTAAGTATAATCATTATTGTATTTGTTTTGTAATACAGAATATGAACTTGGTTGACCTTTAGTATCTAAGTATTTACCATCACCATAAATCAAACCATTTAAGAATCTAGCGGTTGCTTTAGCATTACCATCACCATATTGTTTAAAACCATTCACATAACCATAAGAAGGGTCTGCGCCTGTATCTAATTTGAATGACGGATATGGTGCAATTTCGGTATCAATTTGTATTACTGTATTAGATGAATCAGTTTCATCAAATACTCTCGGAACACTAAAATAATTATAAACTCGTATATTGTATGTACTATTTGCTATAGAATTTCGTCCAGTCAGTAATGTGACCGAATCTACATAACCTAGATAACTAGCATCATCCACAAAGAAATTTTCAGTATTAGCTACAGTATCTTGACCTTGGAATATAATTGCACCAGGTGTTAAGGCTTGTAACGTAGCATCATCCGCAATATTAGTTACACATAAATCTTGTACACGCAAGGAAACTTTAGGAGTGGAAACATAATCTTCACCAAAATTGGTAACTTTAATTTTTGTCACGGCACCAACACGGTCGGTAGCTACATCAAACGCAGCACCAGAACCCAACACATCAGTAATTTGTAATGAAGCGTTAGCCCCAATCATAGTACTAGAAGTTACATTTGCACTAGCACTTGAAGTATTACCTTTGATTAATACATTAGATTGTAATGTACCAGAAGTATTATAAACACTAAGGTTGGATGTTTCATATCCGCTAACATAACCAGTGAATGAAGCATATGCTAAATTAGCACCTTGATAAACTTGTTCTTTAAATTGAAATGCGCCTGTGACTGTACCTATTTTAACAATTGAACTGGTATAGATATTAAAAGGATTAAAAGTTGTTCCAGTAAAATCTTCAGCCACATATCCCATACCACCTTTTGGATAAATCTCTAAAGGTTCTTCATAATTGACATATTCTACAGTTAATATTTTTCCATTAGCGTCAACAGTTTTTACATTTGCTGAGGCTCCTTGGCCCGAACCACCAACTAACATAATTCGTGTATTTACTTTATAACCATTACCACCATTATTAATTAATATTGGTGCAAGAATACCCATATTGGATAAATGTTGAACTTCACCCGTTTCAATATCATAAAAATGAGATTCTGCGGTAACTGAAGGTAATTGAGAAAAACCGCCACCACCATTATCAACAATCACTGAACTAATTGGATATGTTGTAAATGAATCAAAACTTAAAGCATCAATCAATCGAGTATTAGCATTAGCTGTTGGCATTCCAACAAAATTATATGCAGTATTATTTAATGGAATTAATTGCTTAATTGAAATTCTATTTGTTGTTAATAGTGTTACATTTGCTACGTTTTCGGAAGCAGTATTATAATCCGCAACATGCGCTAAAGCTCCACCAGTGACAGGAACAATGGTGATAGCTGTATTTGGATAATCGGTAACACTTTGATTTGTGGTTGTTCCTGTTCTATATCCATAACCACCATCAGTAACATAGATACGTTGTACAGAACCTCGGGTGATTTCAGAAACTTCAGCTGTAGCGCCAAGGCCATCAATTGTATTCAGGCCGCCATAAACAACAACTGGGTCACCAACATTATATGTTAGACCTCTATATTTTGAATCGATGTTGATATTGGAGATAGCACCAACCAATTTACCAGTCACCAAAGAGGCACCGGGAGTGTCCTGAGTCACTATCTCACCATCTAACACATAAACGTCTTGGTTATTTGAATCAACAATACGGACGATTTCTCCTGATTGGAATAATCGTTCAATATCCGAAATGTAAATATCTAATTTATCCACATTCAAGTAAACACGGTCTAAATTAGCAAACGTTTTTGATGTTTCGCCAAATACCCGCATATTCCTAATTGGGTCGGATAACCATAAGGATGAATTGCCTTTAACTTTTAGTAATTTGGGAATATACCAATTACCATCAGAGGGTCTAAAAACTAATTCACCAGTTTCTAATATTTTTGCCGGCGAATTATATAATAATCTGAATAACAATTCATATGAACCTGGTGTACCTTTGGTATCATAGAATTGTTTTGCAATTTTTAAGATTTTTCGCTTATCAGATAAAGCACCTTCTGGAAAGTAAGGTAAAAAATCATTAAGATAATATTCAATAAAACCATCTAATGTTTCATCAACATCTGTATAATTTAATATATTTTTAGAAGCTGTTGTTACACCTTGTTGTGTAGTTGACACAATAGTTGTATTAGCATTAGCCGTATCGGCCAATTCCATCCACTCATAATAAGCCTGTACGAAAGCAACAAATGTTTCGTAGTTTAAATCATCTCTGATAAATTCAGGTAATTGAGATGGAATTCTAATCGAGGTTTTATAATCGTTTGGTATCATATTACTTTGTTATAAGTTCCACATTAATGGCTAATGAATCAAATTCATCAACAGTGATGATTCTATTTTGTGATGAAGAAATAATAGTGCTTTTAGGTGTAGCAACAACAGTTAATTGGCCTAATGGATTATTAATTTCATATGGTGCAAAGTTATTAAATGTGATTGTTCCATTATAGTAATCAACGGTAGCAATGTTATCATTTAATATGGTTTTAACATCATTGTTGTTTTTATCATAATAATAACTTCTCAAACTACCATATTGGCCTTGTATTTGTGCAATAGCATATGCTGAAGACCCGGTAGTATCTGTGTCAGAATTAACTATATTCACCATTGCTTGAGTATAATTACTACCAGCATTAGTTAATGTTATTTTATTAATTATTCCATTAATAACTTCAGCTTCTGCTGTAGCGCCGTTTCCGTCACCTACAATTTCAATAATTGGAGTATCTGTGTAGTTAAAACCTGGATTCAATAATAGAATTGATTGTAGGCCAGATGAAGCAAATGGTACTTCTTCTATATAGACATCTTCTAAAAGTGTCAATGGAGTTCCGTTATTGTAATACTTCATAGTTGGTGTTGTGTATATACCCGATATCAAAACACTTCTTTGTAATTCAACACCATATTGTAGTGTGTAATTTTTATTTTGACCCATTATAGGAAAGAATTTCTTTTCAAGTTTAATATTACTTTCATTTGTTATGATACTTCTATCCGAATTCTGAATTGATAATATCAAATCAGCCATACTGAATGTGGAATTAAAGGTATTCAATGTGGCTTTTGTGAAAGATTGTATAGCCGCTTTAATTTTGTTACTCAATTGTATTGAGGTTAATGTGGTTTTACTTTGGTCATACAATACTTTAGCATTGATTTGTAAGTAAGTGTAATCTGGATTTAAAAATACAGGCGTCACTGTTACCACTGAAGCAGGCTTGATTAGATTTTGAATCAATTTATCTTTTTGTGTTTTGGTTAATGAATAACCACCAGAAGGTTTAGCCGATATAAACACTTGACCGTTAATTGGCGGATTATTATCTGCACCACTCCAAACATTAATGGAATCAAAAGAGAATCCAAGATTGTTAGTTTGTAATAAAGATATATAATCTTCTTTAGTTACCGCACGGCCTTGAGCTGAATACACTTTAGGTGCATTGAATTTGATTGAATCAATTGATTCTCTGTCTTTACCAGTTGAAGCTGCCACATAGGGAATAACAACATTATTACCAGATGCTATCGTGTCCAATAAAACAAAGTTATTGGCACCCGCAGCTGATGTTCCATTAGTTACAACATAAGATAATAAAATCAAGTTACCATCTGTCAATTTTTTACCTAAAACTCCGTCACCAAAATAAATTTCATACTGACCGTTCAAACTCTCTTGTAAGAAATACACGGCGGAAGACCCATTTAAATTGGATACATCTGTTGCTAATGTGTAAATTTGAATATCAGTGTTAGTTGATGATGTTTGAACCCTAACAGTTAAGGTTGCCGTGTCTACATTTGAATCTGGTATAGTAAACAATTGTTTAGAATTGGTTGAAGCAACATAAGTGTATGTTAATGAAATCGGTTCACCTTGATACAATTCAACATTATTAAAAGTAGCTGTATTATTAACAGCATTTTCTGTATAAGCATCTTTAGTAATAAAAGTATAATTTACACCATCAACTGCTTCTGATTGAAATCTGGTGAATTGTGGTAAAGTATATGAACTAGCACCAACTTGATTTACTTGTACAGTAATGGTAGCTTGTGGAGACACAGTTGATTGTGGTGTGTAGTTTAATAATTTAGCATGAGACACCACAGAACTACGAAGTGCTGCCGTATCCATAAACATCTCATTGGCAACCATATTTAAGTAGTATGCGTTGTAGTGTGTGTTATATGCCAACATGTCCATAAGAACAGATAAACCCGAACCTTCAAAATCATAATCTTTGAATTTATCCTGCGACCGCATGAATGTTTTTAGATTGTTCTTGATGGAATCAAAATCTAAATCGGTGATTTCAATATTGTTATTTGCCGCCATTTATCGTAACCTTTGCAGTACAAAATTAATTGTGATTGGTTCTGTTCTATTGTTTATGAAAAAAGAAATAATTGCCATGTAAAAGTTTTGGTCAGGTTCTATCTGAATCAAAACTTGTTGTAATTTAGCTCTAGGTTCAAAGTTCTTAATGGTATCTTCAATTTCTCTTTGAATGTAATTAGCAGTCAAGGGTGAAATTGGTTCAAATAACATTTTACGAACATTAGAACCAATCTCTGGATGAAATGGTCTTTCGTAGTGGTTAGTTAAAACCAAGTTACGAATTGAACGTATGACAGCTTGGTCATCCACACTCAAAACCACATCATTTTTTATAGGATGTCGTGTGAATGTTAAATCCAAATCTGAATATCTATTTTGTATTGAAGAGGCCATGAGATTATTTATGTTGCTTTAAGTAGAGATTGGATAGATTCTAGCAAATGCAGCTTGTCTTTCGGATAACCCGATTGTGCCACCATTTACATATTTTGAAACTTTTGTCACAACACTTTCCGATGCACCTTCGTCAGAAATTATATTACCATTCTTCTTAAAATGTGCTATCCAATACCATGCTGCAGATTCTACGGCACCATCTGTAGTTTCCATATAAGCTGTTACATCTTCTAAAGACATATTAATTGATGAAGCGAATGCTGTATAATTGTATCTACCGGTAATTTGAATTAATCCACGACCTTTAAATCTTTCACCATCACCGGGTTGTGTATTACCCAAACCGGATGCTTTTCTAGATGGTGGTTCATATAATTTTTGAATTTCAGTAGGACCCCAAATTTCTTTTGTATATCTAAAACCACCAGATTCGACGGCCACTTGAGCTAAGAAGTGTGCCTTTCTTAATTTAGAATTGATATCATATTTACCACAAATTTTATTTAAACTTGGTAAGAAATTCAATAATACGGAATCTTTTGTTTTTGGAGCCGCCGCTTGTAACATAGGTAACGTGAAACACCCATCAGTTGTAGATGCTACAGTTTCAGTATTAGCCGTAGCGTCAATTGGTGGGTTTTCAGGTATCACAGGAGGTACTACGCCCGCTGGGGCAAATTCAGTATTTGTTTCAACCGGCCTGTAAATAATATTAACTGGTTTAATTTTCTCCGGTACAGGAATGGTCTCTGTTGGATTATTATACGGGTTGGGCGAACTTAACCCTGCGGTGGCAGCCGTATCAACAGAATCACCGTCAAAATATACTGTAAAGTCTGCACCAATATGTGTGTGTAAATCACCTTCATAACGTAAATGTGATTCGCCTGTTATGGTTTCGGTTTTAGCCCCAACCAAATGTGAATCTTTACCAGCCACTTCGGTGGTCATATTTTCGCCTGTTTTTATATTCAGAGATTTACCAACAGACAAATTCATATCACCTGCTACCTTGAAATCAACATCACCATCAATTTCAATTGTTGTTTTACCTTTGATTCTAATCTTAGCCACATTTTCAACAGTTATTTCTAATTTACCATTGATATAAGCGAAATCGGAACCATGAACGATTGTATAATTATCTTTTACAATTTTTTCCAATTTGGTACCAGAATTATATATTTCGTAAGTTGACCCAGTTCTATGTGACAACATCACCCTTTCATTTCCAGGCGTGTCATCTAGTTGAAAAACATGACCGGACTCGGTTTCTGTGGTACTACTAAAAGGATATTGGGTATTGTAACCAGGATATGGTTCTTTCCATGATGACCCACCAGTACTCTGTGCTTTAATCCAATTCTTTTGGCGGAAATCTATAACAGTATTGGCTATACTGTCATTTCTGGCTAATGGACTCGTAGATGGTTCGTTTTTTGTTCTTGGATAAGGAGTCTTACCTTGATTTTTTACCATTACACCATCAGTGTTGATGATAGTCGATCCTGTAGATTTTACAGGAGAGTTTTCTAATTCTGAATTTGACCTTGGATCCGAAAATCCTTTAGACTGATTTGCGTCTTTATCTGGTATGCCTGGCAAAACACCTAAAAATACTGGAAATTGAGCCCCTTCACCATCAGTGAAAAATCCAACAACATAATCACCTTCTTTTGGTGCACTGGTTGTTATTGAAGCGTTTGTCGGAAACATAGGCTGAGCCCAAGGCAAATCATTTGTTGGAATCGACATCTTATCATCAGTATGCCAACCAAATATACGCACTTGTACCCGACCCATTTTTAATGGGTCTATTCGGTTCTCAACAACACCCATGAACCATACAAAACCATCCAATCCCATAAAACTATTACGTTGCATTATCTACCCCTAATTTCTTTCCAAGATGGTAACTCATTATTAAATTGATAGTATGGTGTTTTTAAACTTTCCTTACTAATTTCCAATATTGTAATAAATTTGTTTTCTTGATTGATTGTGTGTCGCACCGCTGTAATTATAAAATTACCAGAATAGTATATGTCCCAAATACGACCACCATCTTCCATTGTTCTCAATTCTGGAACAAGAAATTCAATTACCATACCAACTGTTAATAGTGGGTCTCCCGGTACTGAAATCTTAAACCTGACAGTATTAATATGTGATAATTGTGCTGTTCTATATGGAATACGTTGTTCAACAAACGTGTCTTTTATATCTGGTGATTTTGATTTAATGTATGAGTTATAGGTTGCTTGGCCGGTATTGGTCGTTGCTACTTTAACTACGCTATTATAAGCTGTATTGGCAGTATCACCTTTTCTATTTTTGGCATTTGTAATTACCGGAAAAGTATTCAACCCTTCAGTCTTTAATGAATAGTCCCAATAATCAAAATCATTTACAGAGTATGATTGTCTTATGGGGTCAATAGCATATAACCGATTAGCAAAACCACCCGTGTTGATTGAATTTATTGTATCAAAATTAGACAAATTTTCAAATGCTAACACATTGGTCAACTCAGCTTCCATGTCTTGAACCCGAGCATCTTCAGGTAAGGTTGTATTTTTTGGTTCATACCTATAAGTCTTATAAGATTTACCTGTATATAAACTTTGTAGTGATTTAAAATTGAAACCATTATAATTTTCAAAAAACAAATAAGGGGAACCTTCTGTTTTTGATGAATTGGAAATAGCCTGTGTACTCAACCAACTAATAGCTTCAAATGGCTTCAAATTGGGAATTATGATATCTCTTGTTCCACGTGTTTCTTCAATATTGCTATCTTCGAATTTACCCGTTTTTACTGATAATTGATTGAATAAAATGTCTTTAATAATTTCTGATATTTTTTTATTTCTGTAAGACTTACTAATTTTATATTGTTCGGATAACACGGTCTCTTCTGAACAGAAATTTAAAATATAGTTTTCATTTTGGTCTTTAACCATGCCGCGATTCGAGACACTATAGATTCTAAATGTTTTGCTTATTTTTCTAGTATCTAGACCCGGTTTACCGAATGATAATAACAAGTATTCATTCCCGGAGAAACCCAACATATTTAAAAAACCGCTAGAATCATTTAAAATCAAATTACCAGTAATCGTTGAATTGTAAATATCTTCAAAATAATTAATTTCAACAACCATTTTACTGAAATCGGTTGGTTGACCTAAAGCTGTTATTATTACGCAAGATTCTAGCGCAAAGTCCTGCGGATAACCTAATCCTATTTGATTTATACTTTCAGCCATTATACACTCATTAGATAATCAAATTGTTTTTTAATATCTGGTATCAAATCACTTTTGATTAATTTAATTGTTCTTTTAGATTCATTCAATTCATCTTCATACATGTAAGAATCAACATTACGTTTAGTTGTAGTTACAGTTACAGTTTGGCCATTTGGAAATGTTCTGGTGATTGTTCCAACAACTGCCGCATTATAAGAATTCAAATCTATGGTATATGTATTCTTTGTGGTTTCACCTGAATAACTGTCGATTGTAGCTATTGTTTTTTCGTAATGATGATGTGTTGCCTTTGCGGTTGCTACATCACCATATTTTTCTATGATGTATGTTTGAAATTGTTGATAATGCATTGGCCAATCATAAAACGGGTCATATATGTTATTAAACATTAATACAACCCAATGTAATTCTGCATCATTATAATATTTTGAAGCAATCAATTCGGGTGTGTCACCCTCTTGGATATCATATGTGTAGAATAAAGTCATGTTGTCCAATTTATCTTTTATGGTATCGACACGAATCAAAAGATTAGTAACTAAAGATGTGTTTAAGTCTTTAGTGTATAATAATTTTGGAAATTTATTAAAATATCTAGGCATTAATAACCCTCATCCACTCTTTGTTTTGTGACAATTTCTGTTTCCATAAATTGCAATGTCATTCTAATATGTGTTGGCATACCATTACCAAATGTCGACCAACCATTTGGTGCATAATCTACGTTAACATTTTGTAATACACAAGTACCAACTTGGTGTACATTTGGATTGATTTGGCCGTTGAATAGGAAATCAATATCAAACTCAGATGGTGGTGTAAAATAACGTCCCATCAAACCTTTGTTTATTTCTGGTGCCATATGGAATTTAAATGTTTTGACAATTTCTAAAACATTTTTAGCTTCAGATTCATCAAACGGAGCAAACAAGAAATCAAATTGAAAGGTTCTCATGTCCACACCTTTGAATAATACTTCAAGTTGTGGATTT